ACCAGCGCAATCGAGATTGCCAAGTGAGCGGCATCGCTGTCGGCGAACTTCATGCGAATTCCTCCGTGCACACTTCGCCCCCGAGCAGCCCGAAGGCGCTGTGTCGCACCGGCTCGGCTGCATACTGCCGGCGCTCGACGTGCTTGCGATGCTGACGCTCAAGGAACAGGAACTGGCTCGGTGTCGTCAGAGCGCGTTTCGATTCCGCCGAAACGTGCGGGTCGGCGAGCATGGAATCGATAGGGTCGTCTCGCTGGATGTCTTCGAGGTTTATCACGATGCGGCCTCCGGCCATTCGTCGATGTTGTTGCCCGTCTCCGGGTCGTACCACTCGCACCATTCGCCGTCGCCGTCTTGGCTGAAGCACTCCAGCCCGCCTGCATTGCAGAAGTCAGGCTTGATGTTGTGCGCCAGTTGGAACAGGTCGTACTTGGCGAGAACGTCGAGCACCTTCTTGCCCTCAAGCAGATCGGCAACTGGCGCATGGAAAGGCTTCCCGGGGATCTGAGGAATCCACCAGACGCGCAGTGCTCCTACAGAGGATTCGGGTGATGCTTGGGGTTGGGTCACTTCATGCTCCGGTTGCGAGGGCGATTCGCACTTGCACGTCCGCGCGACGACCGTCGTAGTGGAGGTACTCGCTCTCGCTACAGTCTCGCCACGCCATCCAACCCCCGTCTTCGCCAGCGGCGAAATCGAAGACGCGCAGTTCGTATCTCGGCTGTTCGGCATTCAGAGGCGGCGCATGGCATCTTTCGTTCACATGGCAACCGTGCAGACAACGGAGGCCGTCCTCACACTTGCCTCGGTACATCTGCGGCCCCGGCGTATGTTGGGGTGCTTGGGGTGCGTTCATGCTTCTTCGTCTCCATAGACTTGGTCGAGAAGATCGCCAACAGCGGATTGCGGAGTTGGCCCATGCCCAAGCGGATCGCCTTCGTCGTAGTCGGCAAAGGTGGCGCGGTAGTCGTACTTCGTAGAGGGGACTGGCGGCTTGATGTGCTCGATGACGATGCGCGGATCACGCGCGAAGACGTCGATCTGCCCGCCGTTCTTGCCCTGGATGACTTCGCCGTCTTTCTTGGCGGCGTCGTAGTAGTCGTCGTAATCGACGTCAGGAGGCTGGAATTCGCCGATGCGGCTCATGAGTGCCACCCATCGCGGTAGACATGACCGACCAGAAGCCGCCCAGCGGATGCGTCGGGCTCGAAGTCCTGCGCGCGCACGCCGCCACGCGGGATCGTGTTCGGCGCGTCCAGTGCTCCACGCATGTCGAACATGACTTTGTAGTCGGGCGTGAAGTCGAGACACGCATCAAGGCGCACCACTTCGCTTGCGGGTTGGGCGTGCAAAGCGCCCGTCATGCACGGGAGCGGGAAATAGACCCACGTTTCGCCGTACTTCTTGGCGTGTACGCTCATGACTCCCTCGCCTTCAGCATGGCGTCGGCCCATTGATAGGCGTTGAACGCGATCTGATCCATCGGCGTGCGCCCCGCGCGCGCAGCGGCCTCGATCACCGCATCAGCAGATTCCGGCGTCGCGTCCGAAGTACTCGTGATGATCTCTGCTTGCATCGCCTTCGCTGCGAAGTAGTCGCGCAGCGACATGCCAGACAGCAATCGGCGAAGCTCGTCTGTGTTCTTCGGCGAGAAGCTTTGGTGGTCGAAGTCGGCAACCGGGAACGCCGGCCCGCCATCATCCTGGCGGCGCGCGCTCATGACACCCTCGCAATAGAAGCCGCCAGCAGCGGTGTCAGATCAGCCTGCAGTGCCTCTGCCGCCGCGTCTTCGCTTGTGCGCTCACGCGGTTCGGCATCGACGGCGCGATCAGCCAAGCGATCGAGATAGGCATTGACCGCAGCGAGCAGAACGCGGCCGACGAGCGCGGCGTCGCCAGTCTTGACGGCAGCGACGAGCGATTCGTCGTGAGCGACTTCGCTGATGTCGGAAGCATCAAGCCTGCGCTCATGGTTGGCGCGTTCGTAGGACCAGACGGCTTCGGATGTGGCCGGCGCTGCGCCGTAGCGGGCTGGGCTGCGAACCAGCAGGTTGTCGACCGTGTGCATCTGCATCTCCTCGCTCCGGGAACTTCCCCGAGGCATGGATGCAGTCTATACAAGAGCGTCTAGCAATGCAAGAGAAACTTGTAGGAACTTTACCGCGCCCTACAAAATTCTTTTGTAACCGAGCAACACCCGGTGGAATAAAAACCACCAACTCGGCGGTCAGTCACTTACGGCGCGTAACCGGAGGTCTACAGCCGCCCGCCGCGTTTCCACTCGACCACACGCCCGATCACGCGCATCGCCGGATCATCGATCTCGATGGTGGGGAAGGCCGGGTTCAGTGGGCGCAGGAACCAACGTCCGCTGTCGGTCACCAGGCGCTTGAAGGTCGCCTGCTGGGTCTGCACATCCTTCGCAACCACGAAGCAGTTTGCCTCGATGCCGCGCGATGGATCAACCACGATGATGGTGCCGTCCGGGAAGTTGTGTTCGGCTCCCGGATGAGGGTTGGTCATGCTGTCGCCAGTGACCCGAAGAGCGAACGCTTGATCGCCAGGAAGAGTGTCGTACACATCGATCCATTCATCAGCTTCCCCAGGATGGAAGGGATCTGAAACGTCCCCCCAGGCCCCGGCGCGTACCCATGAAACCAAAGGTACTGTCCGACGCACTCTAATGGACTCGACGTTGTCAGATTTGATTTCTAGCAGTTCAGGGACCGTGCAACCGAGAACTTGTGCCACTACTTCTAGACGCTTACGTCTGGGGGCCGACGTTCCGTTTTCCCACTGCTGCACCGTCTGCCATGCAAGGGGTTTCACCAATCCCTCCCGGGTGCTGATGGCTGCGGCGAGCTGTTCCATCGACCAATTCAGGGCCTCCCGTCGACTCTTGATTTGTTCATGAATGGTCATGAGTCGAAGTGTTTCAGGAGGGGGCTTGCCAGTCGATGCAAGATCGTCTAGTATTACTAGAACTTCTTGCAAATGAGGCGCCTCCAATGACCCATCAATCGACCCTTCAGCCGAGCGCGGCTGCGCGGGCAATTGGGGTGCTTGGGGGGCCTGTGGCGGCCGCCCGGATTCTGGGGGTGAAGGACGGTCGCTACCAGACCGTCCAGTCTTGGCTCGCGAACCGCGTGCCATCAGAGTACTGCCCGACCATCGAGCGCGAGACGCGCGCTCGGGGCGATGTCGTCACATGTGAAGACCTCCGCGACGACCTGACGTGGGTTCGGGTGCTTGACGACGAGTGGCCCGAGGACGGAAAGCCGCTGCTCGACGTCGCCCCACTGGCTGCCTGAGCCATGAACCCATCGCACATCAGCGACCGTGTCGGCCCACTCGCTCACGGCAACTCCTTCGCCATGAGCACGAACTGCTCGGCGAGGCCTGCCAAGCACTGCCGCAAGCACGTGAGCCAAGCGCGGCGCGCCCATTTCAATTCGAGGTCTGTCGGTGTCATGGCCGCCAGTCTCGTTTTTTTGTCTCGATTTGAGATGGCAAGAGAAGGCAACGCGAAATGACACCTGTTGCGCCAGCCGCTTCGCAGATGACGCTGAGCTTCGAGCCATCACTGCCTGAGCGCTTCTCTAGCCTACGCGCTTACGTCGCATTCCGCGTGCAGGAGCAGCGGCTGAACGCGGCAAAGTTGGCGAGCGACATGGACTTGAGCCCATCGGTTCTGTCGCGCAAGTTGAACCAACCGGAGGGCGATACGCAGCGGTTGAACTGCGACGACCTCGAGGCCTACATCAAGGCCACAGGCGACACGTCGCCGCTGGAATACCTCGCTGCCAAGTTCCTTGACAGCCCAGAGGCGAGGCGCGGCCGGATGCTCAGCAACGCCGAGCGGTTGCTTGCCGAGTTGTCAATGGTCCTGCCTTCGCTCAGGAGCGCCGCATGAACGACGCCGACCGCCCTCACTGTCTCCCGAATGACGCAGACCTTTTCGCTGCGGCCGACGACGTTGCCGAGTTTGCGATCGAGCACGCCGCAGAACTCACCGCCCGCGACCGCGCGCACCTTGCAAATCCCGCACGCGATGCGGCCATTTCGACGGAGGCCCGCCGCGATGAATCGCTCGAGTGGGCGAAGCCTCGCGAGACGGTGCGCGAAATCATCAACGCTGAACTGCCTCCGCGCAAGCAAATGGAGCATGCGCGATGAGCGTCACCCCGAAGATCACGCTCGTAGCCTACGAAGACCGGCAGGGCGCTTTCGTGTTCGTCGCGGTGCCAACGGCACGCGGACGCTACGTCCGCACGGACAAGTGCGTCACGCTTTGCAGTTGCCCGATCTGCGGCTCCGTCACCGGCGAGCCTTGCAAGTTCAGCGGTGCTACCGAAGACGGCTACGGCGGCGGCACGCATGCCGCGCGGCGTCAGCGGGCGAAGGTGAAGTTCTACGGCAAGACCGCTGACGACTGGACCGAGTCCATCACGCGCCACGGATTCCCGGACGGGTGCGCGCTGATCGAACCCGTCGAGGTTCCTGCGCCTGTCGTCACCGCGAAGTTACTCGGGTCGATCGACCTGTGCGAGCCGAGGGCCATCGCATGAAGCGCCCGATCCCCCAACCCCGCGCCTCCGACGCGCCGGTGCCTCCCGAAGCCTGCCCCATCTGCACCAAGCAATCCGGCACCGAATGCGGCCGTCTTGACTGCGGAAAGCGGGAGCACCTGACGGCAGGCATTCCCGACAGGCTTAGCCAGGAGGGCCGGGTGTTGCCGGTGTTCAGTGAGTGACTTGGTTATTCATTCCATCGAACTTTTCTCAGGCGTCGGCATGCTTGGAGAAGGACTGCGAGCCGGGCTCGCCCACATGGGTGTCTCGTATCGCACCGTTTGCCACATTGAGCGGGAGGCATATGCCGGAGGCGTCCTGGCAGCGCGCATGGAAGAAGGGTCGCTGGATGCGGCACCTATCTGGTCCGACGTTTGCACCTTCGACGCTCAAGCGTGGCGTGGCCGAGTGGATTGCATCGTTGCCGGCTTCCCATGCCAGGACCTCAGCGTTGCCGGTCGGCGCGCTGGGCTTGATGGAAAGCGAAGCGGCCTCTTTTTCGAAGTCACCCGCATTGCAACCGATAGCGAAGCGTGGCTCATGCTTCTGGAGAACGTCGGCGGCATCGCTACTGCCACCGCCTCCGTTGTGGACCCGGAAGAAGGCGAGCTCGACGAGCGCGCGGCCGCCCGAGTCGTGGGAGAACTGGCCGACCTCGGCTGGGATGCGGAGTGGATCACTCTTTCCGCGAGCGACGTGGGCGCCAGTCACGGCCGGGCCCGATGGTTCTGCCTCGCGTGGCGCGTGGTTGACGCCGGCCGGGATGGCGGCACAGCAGTGGCCAACGCCTTGCGCCAACGAGCCGACCGGCCAACTGCGCCTGAAGAACGATCGGGAGGGTCGCGATCCAGAGACGCCGGGCAGCTATCACCTTCAGCTCGGGCGGCTGGTGGGGCAGTGGCCGACGCCGGTGGTCACGGACTCCAACGGGGCGCGGAATGCGACCTCGGGTCGCTCGAACCCGGACAGCAAGCATCACGCGGGCGTGACGCTGAACGACGCGATTCGCACGTGGCCGACACCTGCAGCTCGCGATCACCGATCCGAGCGCGGGGGGGGTCAAGACCTTGACGCACTTCAACCGACCGAGCGGCCCGAGCCTGCCAGCGTTCATCGAGCACTCGACATCTTCGCTCCCGGCCCTGGCGATCCAGCCTGGGCAGGAATCCTCGCCGAACACCCCGAACTCGCCCCGGCACTTGAACCCACTTTTCGGAGCGTGGTTGATGGGCTGGCCTTCGACATGGGTGATAGCCGAGCCGCACGCCTCAAGTGCGTTGGCAACGGAGTCGTGGCGCTCTGCGCTGCAACAGCGTTTGTCGTGCTTGCTCGACGAGCCGGCCTGTTTGCTTGAGGAGGCGGCGTGACGCAACTCGACCTCTTGATGCCACGCCCGCTGTTTGTCATGCACACGCATGCAGACAGGTTCACCGACGACTTCAGGGGCTACCTGCCGGAGAACCTGCACGTGTTCGATGCCTTCGAGCGCGAAGCGCTGCGCGTTGTCCAGCGCGGCCGAACCCACTACAGCGCGAGAACCATCATCGAAGTCTTGCGCCACAACTCAGCACTCACAGAGCAGGGCGGCGAGTTCAAGTTGTCCGATTGGCACACGCCGTATCTGGCGCGCCTGTTCGCGCTGATGCATCCAGCGCACGAGCACCTCTTCGAGTTCCGGCGCGTAAACACAAAGCACTGGGAAGGGGCAGCAGCGTGATCGAAGCCTGCATTACCGCTGAAGAATGGCGCATGGTTGTCGCGAACCGCTTCCCTGACGCTCGCCCCGAGGAGTACCTGACCCGTGCTGACGGCGCGCTGTTCTTCCGCCTGGTCGGTGCTTCCGATGGTGAGCGTTGCGGCTTCTATCGGGCTGCGTTCTTTCCTTCGCACTCGTATGGGTATGTGGAGGTGCCGCGGTGAGGTGGCGCATCAGTTATCGCGCCGAACCCGCTTCACGCGAGATCGCGGACCGGCACTACAACCGCCAGTCGATCGGCGCGGCGAACTTCACGCCGCCCGGCCGATGTTTCGTGCTGAACAGCGTGTGTGGCCGCGCATTGTGGGTCACGTCATGGCCCTTCGGCGAGTACGTCAAGCATGCATGGCCCGGCGCATGGGTGAACAGCCTGTTCCGCAATGAAGGCGCCGGCCTGTCATCCGAACTGATCCGCGAGGCAGTAGCTGCCACGCTAGCGAAGTGGCCGACACCGCCGGAGAACGGATTGGTCACATTCGTGGATCATCCGAAGAAGGTCAAGCACAAGCGCGACCCCGGCCGCTGCTACATCAAGGCTGGCTTCCGCCGCGTCGGATTCACCAAGGGCGGATTGATCGCCTTGCAGATGCTGCCGCATGAGATGCCGCTGGCGCGGCTTGCCATTGGCTCGCAGCAAGAGTTCGAAGAGGCTGCCGCGTGACCGACCCTTGTCCAGCCCCATACCCAGCCGATACACGCGCAAAGGGGTGGCTCGCGTGAGCGGAACCAAGCCAGCCGAGAAGGTCGACGCATGGATGCCACTCTGGATCGGTGCGTACCTGGCCGACACCATGAACCTGTCGCGCGACTCGCACGGCGGCTACCTGCTGCTTCTATTCGCCTACTGGCGCAACAAAGGCCCGCTGCCTGACGACGATGAGGATCTCCGGAACATCACGAAGGCGACGGCCCCGGGTGAGTGGGCCAAGCTGCGCCCCAGGCTGGCGAAGTTCTTCACGATAGTCGACGGCCATTGGGCGCACGGCCGAGCCGACGAGGAGTTGGTGAAGGCAGGAGAGTTCAAAGCAGCCGCCTCGGCCAAGGGCAAAGCAGGGGCCGAAGCCCGCTGGGGAAAGGGTCGTAGCAAGGGCACAGGCACTGCGAAGGCCAATGCCACAGGCCTGCCACAGGCATTGCCAGAGCAGTCCACTACACCACCACCACCACCTCCTACGGTTGAAGAACCTATCGGTTCTTCCCCCGCTGCCGGGGGTGACGACGAACCGCTGGTTGTCGTGACGTCAACCAGCGCCGGGCTGATCTGCCGCAGCCTGAGGCAGGCTGGGTTCTCGAACGTTAGCCCGAGCCACCCCGGGCTGCTGGCGCTACTCGACGCCGGCGCGACCGAGGGGGAGTTTCTCGCGTTCGCCGACCAAGCGCTCGGCAAGCGCGACCCGTTCGCGTACCTGCTGACCGTCGTGCAGAGCCAGCGCGTTCAAGCCGCGCAGATGGCCGGGCAGATGCACCGCGGCGCACTTCCGAACCGCCAAGAGGCTCTCGAGCAGCGCAATCGAGCGGTTGGCGACCAGTGGCTCGCCGAACAAGAGGACTTCCATGCAACCCAGTGACAAACCCCGGTTCAAGAACCTGATGACGGACGCGCTGGCGTTCTACCGGCGCGACCTGAGCACGTTCGCGCTGTCGGTCTGGTGGCAAGCCTGCCAGAACTTCGACTTCGAGCAGGTTTCGAAGGCGATCACCGGCCACGCGATGGACCCGGAGCGCGGCCAGTTCCCGCCGATGCCGGCCGACATCGTGCGCGTCTTGCATGGCACGCATACCGACCGTGCGCTGATTGCGTGGGGCAAGGTGCTCGAAGCAATCCAGCGCGTCGGCGCCTACCAGTCCGTCGTGTTCGACGACGGCGCGATTCACGCCGTGATCGACGACATGGGCGGCTGGCCGGTGGTGTGCCGTGGCGACATCGAGGACTTGCCGCACGTGCAGCGCCGCTTCTGCGAGGGCTACCGCACCTACTCGCGCCGGCCGGACCTCGCTTACGCGCCGCGCCTCGCGGGTGTGCACGAACGCGAAAACACGCTCGAAGGCCGTGACATGCAGGCCCCGATGCTGATCGGTGATCCGGTCAAGGCGCAGGAGGTGATGCGCGGCGGCGTCGAGACCGGGCGCACGGCAATCACGCCGCTGGACGCGCTCGCGGGCGTGATGCCGAAACGGATCGGGAGGGCTGCAGCGTGAAGCCAGCCCAGCCACAACCGCAAGCGTACGACCCACTCGCTTGGGCGCGCCAGTTGCGCCGCCGCGAGCACCGCTGCGAGCGCCTGACACCAGCACAGCGCCGGATGTGGCGCGAAGCCCTGAAGCGCGAACTCGAAACCGAGAACCGGGAACCAGCATGAGCATCAAACGAGCAACGTTCACCGTCCGTGGATCTGTCGCGGATCGAGTGCTGAAGTTCTTCGAGGACAACCCAGACGAGGAACTGACCCCGCAGGACATCCAGGACAAGTTCGGCGCGAGCACGAGCGGAACGTCAAACCTGATTCGGCGCCACGGGGACATTCTTGAATGCGTCCACGTTGTTCGCTTGCGGTCGAAGGGGATCGCGCAGTGACTGAGGCAATCGACGTCGTCGCCGCGAACCCGGTGCGTGCGCACGAAGCCGTGCAGCACGGATGGGCGCTCGCGAAGGCGCTGACGACGGCGGGCCGCAAGGTTCACATCCAGGTGGCCGAAGCCGAAGACGACCGCTCCGTGCGTCAGAACGCCTACTACTGGGGAGTAGTTCTGAAAGAGGTTAGCGAGCAGGCATCGATCATCGGCCAGCGCTATAGCGTCGATGCATGGCACGAGCTGTTCAAGCGCCAGCACCTCGGTTACGAGATCAAGAAGGTCCGGGTCGCTGGCCGCAAGAAGGCCACGATCATCCGCCGCCTGAAGTCGACGGCTGGCCTGTCGGTGCGCAAGTTCAGCGAATACCTGGAGAAGACGCAAGCCTTCGCGGCGACCGATCTTGCTGTGCAGTTCAGCGTATCGCGCTGGGAGGACTATCAATGACCGACTCAATGCGTGGCAACCCGCCCGATGTCAAGTTCGTGCCCGTTGGTTCAGGCATGTCGATGACCTTCAAGTGCGCCGGCCCCTGCAAGGAGGCGCGTCGCGTTCTCGGTCGGCGCAAGCGCAACGTCCGGGGCTCCAAGCAGTGGGTATGCGCGACGTGCGCGGAAGGGCTCGCATCGTGAAAGTAATCGTCCCCATTCGCATTGAGTCGACGCCGAATCTGCGGGAGAGCTGGCAGGCCAGGTCCAAGCGCGCCGGCAAGCACAAGCACGACACGTACTTCGCGCTGAAGGCATCGAAGGCGCCGCATTCGCTGCCTTGCACGGTCACGCTGACCCGCATCGCGCCGCGCACGCTGGACTCCGACAACAACGTTGCCGGTCTGAAAAACGTTCGAGATGGCGTTGCGCTGTGGCTCCGAGTGGATGACGCAGACGAGCGCGTGACTTGGGCATACGCGCAGCGTAAGGGCGAGCCGAAAGAGTACGCGCTCGAAATCGAGGTGGTGTCGCCATGACCTTTGCCGAACTCCGCGACCTCGTGGCGCGCATCACCTACAAACCCGGTTGGTCGTTCTGGCTGCAGCCGGTAGACAACGGGATTGCATTCCTCGCAGTTTCATTCTCTGAGTTCGATGCGATGAACCAGGAGACCTATCGGCACTTCCGCGGCCGGCACGCGATCATCGTTGCCGACATCCCATCGGCGCGCGGATTCCTGAACCGCCTTCGCAGCTACATCCTGCACATCGAAATGCATGAGCTCGACGAGTTCTTGCGGGTCGACGGGGTTGCGCCATTTGATCCGCATCGGGGTGACGCATGAGCTGGATGCGCCCACCCGCTCGCGTGAAGGTCTACGAAGGGCAGAACCCTTCGGCTCCGCGCGTGCCGGCGCCTGTGGTCGACGTGCCGCGCCGGCCGATCCTCACGTTGCGCAAGGTCGAGCCCAAGACGCCCGACCGCAAGAAGCAATCGATCCGCGACTCGGCGCGCGGCGAGGAATGCACGGTGCGGATCGTCGGCGCCTGCAACTCGGACCCTGAGACAACCGTCTGGTCGCATCTGCCATCGATCGATGGTGGGCGCGGCATGGGCCTGAAGGCAGTCGATGAGTGCGGTGCCTATTGCTGCTCCGGCTGTCATGACGTGGTCGACGGACGCCGCGGCCTGCCGCCCGGCGCGTCGCCCACGTCTGTGCAGCTCGACTGGTTCCGCGGCCATATCCGCTCTCTCGTGATCCTGAAACAGAAAGGACTGATATGACCGAACTACTCGCTTTCTTCGGGGACCACTGGTTCCTCGCGTGGTGCGCGCTGTGGCTGTGCTGGGTGCCGTATATCGCCTACGTGAAGTTTCTGGACGCCTGCGTTGCCATGGTGCACGGCTGGCCGTCACGACACGGCGACGACTACGACGACTGAGCGCGCCATGTCCGACCTCTGGCTATTGATCCCTGCCGGCGTTCTCACTGCCTGCGCGGCCCTTGCGCTGCGCTGGAACTGCCACGCGCTTTCGATCGTGCTCAGCGTCATGGCCGGCGCTGCGCTGGTGGTGTTGCTGTGACCTGCGAAGCGTGCCTTGCCGCAAAGGTCAACCCAAGGCTCAACCGCTTCACGAGCGGCTGCACGTCATGTCTCGCTCGCGCACTGGCCGCGACTGGCGCGCACCTGGAGTCTGCCGAAGCTGGAGCGATGACAGCGCAGTACCGCGCAGCGCTCGAAAAGGTGTTCGGCGAAGCATGGAAGCAAGGTCATTCAGCCGTCAGGGATTGGTCAGCGCTACTCGGCGCGGCATCAACGCGAAAGGCGACAACGTGAAGATTGGCGAACGGATTGCAGACTGGCTCATCGAGCGCGCAGCGCGCACACCATATGTCGACCTTCCCGGGTACATGGTGAGAACCTGGCTGATCCCATACGTCAGCGCCGGATCGGCCGCAGTGCCCGGCGACGGCACCGGCCCAGTGAGTTGGCGCCGGCCTGTTGCGAAGGTGCTGCAACTCTTCGGCATTGCAGTGAGAGTGCATCAGATCCTCCGCAGCGATCGGGGGCGAGACCCGCATCTGCACCCATGGTCTTTTGTGACCATCATCCTCCGAGGCGGCTACCGAGAGGAGTTGTACAACGACATCGGCGATCTCACCAGCAGCAGATGGCACGGGCCGGGAAGCGTTCTGTTCAGACGATCGAGCACGCTGCATCGGCTTTTGATCCCCTACGGGGAAACGGCGACGACTTTGTTCATCACCGGGCCGAAGAATCGCACATGGGGCTTCATGACGCGCGCGGGCTTCGTCTCCCACACTGAGTACAACAAGCGAGGCGACGATGCAGGGCGTTCCTAGCTACACACTGCGGATCAATTGCGCATGGTGTCAGACTGAGATCGTGACCCGACACGTCCGCAAGCGATTTTGCGGTGAGGCATGCAAGAAATCCGCTACCCGCAAAAGGCTCAGTGACGCAGGAGGTGCGCCGCCGATCTGCCGGCCAGGATACGACCCGGAGGCTCGTGGCAAGCAGTGGCTGATGCTGAAGGCGGACCCGGCCAAATATGCAAAACACATGGCGGCTGGCAGGAAGTCGCGGCAGGTCGTGCGTGACTGGCTCGCCAACTACAAGCAAACGCACGGTTGCGTGGACTGCGGGTACAACGCGCACTTCTCGGCGCTGCAACTCGACCACGAGGGCGAGAAGTCGGTTGCCATAGCTGACGCCAGAACGAGCATCGCGCGTCTCCAAGCTGAAATCAAGGCCGGCCAATGCAAGGTTCGCTGCGCCAATTGCCACTCCATCCAGACGTGGAAGCGCAAACAACCTGTGGGAGACCAGCAATGACGACGGACCTCTGCACGTACTGCTACGCGCTGCGCGGTGAGCAGCATAAGACGAGTTGCCCCTTGACCCATGGCTATCTAGCTCTCGGCGATTTCCCGCCACATGGCACCCCGGGCGCGGATGTCACCCACGGGGTCATGCTGCTGTCGGCCGATCCAGCCGCGCGCAAGGCCATGCCGATCACAACCGGCGTGCTCGACTACTTCCCGCTCGCCATGGCGGAAGTGGCGAAGGTTTCGAAGGCCGGCAATGACCAGCACAACCCCGGCCAGCCTTTGCATTGGGACAAGACCAAGAGCCTCGATCACGCCGACTGCATCGCCCGGCACCTGATCGACCGCGGCTCACTCGACGCTGACGGCATGCGGCACACGGCAAAGCTGGCTTGGCGAGCCCTCGCCCTACTGGAGACTGAATTGGGGAACGGCAAATGAGCAAGATCATGCAATCCCTTTCCCGCTGCGCCCGCCACTCGCGCAAGCCCAAAGAGGACCGCAAGCGCTACGAGTTCACCGGCATGAGCCTGCTCGCATTCACGGTGGCCGGCCAGACCGTGCGGGCCTACCTGAACGGCGAATTTATCGACGCCTGCCTGATCGCCGACGAAATCGCTGGCTATGTCGAGGTGTACGCCGAGCCCCTGCGCTTCGACCCCGATGCTGGTCAGTTCGTCCGCATCAAGAAGCGCGGCGTGGTCGGCGTGGAGATCGAGGGAACGCAATGACATCGACAGACGACCGCCCATCGATTCTCGAGCGCTACTCCGGGGCGGTGGAGAGCTCGAACCTCAAGCTCGGCGAACGACGCGGCGATGTCGATCTGGTCATCGCCAGCGCATTGGGCGGCGATCCGCTCGCCAGCGCCTTGCTGCGCCTGCTCGTGTCCTACGATAGCGTCCGAGCCGACCACCGTGCCGCCGAGATGCAGATGCGCAACCAGGAAGAGCAGGCCCGCCAGCAGTCCGGCGCCAAGCGCGAAGCAACCCTGAAGGATGCCGAAGGCGCGGCCAAGACTGCCCATGTGCTGATCCTGATGAACCTTACCGGCCTGGACGAGACAAAGGAACTGTTCGGCGCCTTCGCTGTCGTGCAGGCCACCAAGCGCCGGCTGATGCGCGATGACCGAGAGGTGGGCAAGATCGCCGGCCGCGTGCTGGACGTGTTTCTGAGGCCACAGTGCGGGCACTGCGACGGGCGCGGATTCAACGGCGCCACGCACCGCGGCGAGAAGCAGATTCTCTGCCGACCCTGCCGGGGCTCAGGCCATCGGAGAGACTCCATCGGGAAGGATGATGCTGAACGCGGATTCGCCGGACATCTCTTGATGGCGATCGACCAAATGCTCCATCAGGCGCAGAAGGACATGAGTTCGAACGTGCATGCGGTGGCGGTGGCGAAACAGTGGATCGCGGATCAATCGGGGGTGGCGCTATGAACGCGACGATCAATTCGGCGTTGCCGAGCGACGGCGGAAGAGCGCCGATCATGAACAACACGATCTTGGAGGTGGTTGTCGGATCGACGGTGCATGGAACATCAGTAGATGACGGGCTCGAAGACCTCGACCTGATGGCGATACGCCTGGAATCCAAGGCGCAATTCGTTGGGTTCTGTGTGGAGGACACATGGACGAAACGCACCAAGCCGGATGGTGTGCGTTCCGAGGCTGGTGATGTGGACTATGTCGCTTATGGATTGAGAAAGTACCTGTCGCTCGCGCTGCGCGGCAACCCCACAATCCTGCTCGCGTTGTTCGTGCCGGACGACCAAGTGCGGCATATCAGTCCGCCCGGCGCGGCGCTGCGTGCTCTCGCGCCGGCGATCGTCAGCAAGCAGGTATTCGCGCCGTTCCGTGGCTACATGAAGCAGCAGCACGAGCGCCTTATGGCGATACGCGGCCAGCGCAACGTGACCCGCCCGGAGTTGATCGAGCGCTACGGCTATGACACGAAGTACGCGGGGCACATCATTCGGCTGGGGTTGCAGGGTGAGGAAATCCTCGCATCCGGCCGCATCTCGCTACCGATGCCGGCGGCCGATCGCCAACTGGTCGTTGACGTGCGCACCGGCAAGTACACGCTGAACCAAGTATCGGACATGATCGTTGATGTCGAGCGCCGGCTGGAAGTGGCGAAGGATGCATCCACGCTTCCCGAGCAGCCGAACCGGGCAAAGGTTGAGGCGTGGATGGTCGAGGCGTACTTGAAGCACTGGGGGTCGCCAAAAAATGAAGCGCCGACGCCAGGTTATTCAACGGGCGATCCGGCCCCACACTCCCGTGGCGATGGGGCATGGGAAATGAGAGCCGACCACCGGGCCGCGGAGATGCAGGTGCGCAAACTAGGAAGAGAGAGTGGCGCTGTGACGACCGAGACTCGATACGAGTTCATCGAGCTATCAAACGGCAGACGCATCCCGAGTCGCGTCGTGAGGGAGCTGAAAATTCAACTTCCACATGGAAGTTATCCGACCCACGGTCGCTACGCTCGTATGGATTGCGCAAGTTGTGGAGCACCACCGGAGCCGCACAGGTGTTCCTACTGTCTTACGCCGACGCAAATGAGGTGAACCACATGGAGATGTGCCACCGATTCATGGGTTGGACAGGCTATCAGTGGGCATGCGCTGCCGCGTTCTATGGGGCACCGTTGCCGCTGGTCGAGGGAGACGCTATGCGCGCCGGCCCCGTGCAAGATCACTGGTTTGCGTATCGCGTCGATCAGCCCGACAAACCAACCATCTTACTCACGAACGCAATCGGGCAAGTGTTCGAACAGACCCAGCGAAGTGATCACTTGGTGTGGGCCGCGCGTCTCTTATATCAAGCACGTAAGCAGTTCTACGTGGGCCGGCTATGACGCAAGAATTGGGACCAGACCACGAAGGGGTTTGCATGAAGTTCTTCCAGCAAGTAGACGGCGCCCCTGGCAAAGACCCGCCAGAGACGCCTGAGGCGACACAGGCGCGCCTTGAGAAAGAGCGAGAATGTCGCGAGAGATATATACGCGCCCGGCGCTACTTACTCGACGAGGGGCGCGTGAAGCACGAGGTCTGGGTCGAGAATGACATCGAAACCGTCGACGGCGGGCGCTAGCCTATCGGCCCCTTCGTGCGAATGGCGAACGACGCCGACAGCTACTACGTGCAGACATTCAGGAGCCGCGCGGAGGTAGACGCCTTGATCGCAGAGCTTGCGAAGAATCGCGACGAGGCGTGGCCGCTATGAGTTGGTGCGGCCGACATCCTACCGGCAATGTGTCGCAGCAAGAGGCGTGGCAGAAGTTGATTGCTAACGGCCTCCACGGCGGGTGCGTGAATTGCCGATACCGGCTTCGCGTTTTCAGCGAGACGCCGTTCGATATTGCCGATGCTCCGAATTGGCCGTGCGGTCGATGTGGAGCCGGATACGAACCGCGTTTCAAAGCAGCAGTCGATACACAACTCAAGAGGAAGAAGCAATGACCCCCAGCCGCACATCCCTTGTCCTGTGGGACGACATCCCCAAGACCCTCGGCGCACGCAAGCCGCGAAGAGACGAACTCGCAGCCGAGCAGCGCGCGGTTGAGCAACGGCTCAACGTCCAACGGCGCACCGCCACCCCCGGCATTCTCATCGACCAGCAAGGCCGGCTCGTGACGGACATCGTCGGCAACAACGGATGTGAGAACGCTTCGGATCGGACCGCGCAACACCGGGCGACGGTATCAATGCAGAAATATCCTTGGTGGGAGTCATCACTGCGCGGGCTCCTGGCGTCATGATGACCGAGCAACTCCTGGCCCGCCTAGCCGCATCCGCCGACATCGAGATCGGCGCCGAACTGGACGAACCCGCCTTCGCCCGCATCGTCGCCTCGATTGCTGCTCACTGCGCCAGCATCTGCGACTCCGCAGCCGTGGAGACTGGCAAGACCCTGCGTGATCCCAGGATCGCTAAGCACTCGCCACAGCATGCGGTGGTCAGGGGCGGGGTCATGCAGGCCGAGAAGCTCGCCAAGGCGATTCGGGCGGTGTTCGGCGAAACCACTTGACAACCGGCTGCGCCATGTGATAATGGCGACCAGGATTACCTGAGCGAGCCACTAGGTGCGTCCCCGTGGCTTGAAGTAGCCGACCTGAAAGCACGGTCGGGCATACCGCGTGATACAGCGGCCCGCCATTCGAGGCGCAGCCGTTCAGCAGAATTTCCAGGTGGTCCACGAGTGTGTGCTCAGGCGTTGCATCCTAGCGGTCAAGCCGGAAACGGTAAGGAAGCGCCAAGCGGGTGAGAATCCCGTATCCCCCAATTACCGCGCCGTGGCTGGTTCTATTCCGCTTGCTGGCGGCGCCGCATCTTTGGGTGCGAGCCGCTCAAATGCGGTTCATCGCCGAGGGGGAAGTGAAGGCCAACCCAGAACCGCTAGGCCGGTCGCTGAACCCGGCGCCGGAACTAGACCTACCTGGCATTCACACCACACGGGGCGCCAAAGTGAACATGCATGACAGGCCGATAGATGATGGCGCCGCCGCTGCGCTGAGCGCGGCGGCGCCTCTTGCGTGCGTTGTATGCGGCAGTGAGGCGACTGTTGTCTATCGCTCGATGGACGGCGCGCGAGCTACGGGTTTCTGTCAGGCATACCCAATATGCGCCCCAAATGGTCTCGCATAAGAGCAATCGCTGATCGCTCCAATTAGAGTCGCGTACTAGGCTTGGTGGTCACGATGAACACTCCTTCAATTAAGTTGACGTATGCCGGTCTGTTGGCTGGCGATGCATATCTCCAAGCGAACACGGAGGAATTCGACTTTTACGGGGGGCAGATCGTGCCGGGCTTGCACGTCGAATTCGTCAAATCGTTACTTCAGGCGGTATTCCAAGCTTCTGGCATTGCGATTGAAATGCCTTCCCGGCCTTGGGCTGGACAAGCGGCCGGCCGGCAAGTAGCCGGCGAGTTTCGGGGCCGGCACTCGACAGCCGGCTGAGTGAGCCTGTTGCGCAGGCGTGAGCTGAAAGTAGGCCAAACCAGGCCATAGCAGCCGCCCTCAGCGCAGCGTCAGGGATGACGCACCACAGATCAGCACCAGCCGCCGCGGGAGGCGCCGTCAGCCCCTACCGGGCAGGGCGCCGCGACCGATTGGCGCCGGCCCCACCTTTGCAGACCCCCTCATCCGCTGAACCTGAAAGCGCCCGCCCGGGGTAAGGTGGCGGGTACTCCCCCGGCGCGGCAGCCGGCATCAGGACGGGCCGATACCGTAGACGCGAGCGGCCACCAGCCGTAACCGGCTCGCGTCACACATCGAGACAGAGCGCAACCCGCGGATGCGGCGACGCGCACCCCTGCCTCAGCTCCCCGGTGGATGCCGGGAACCGACCGAAACAGCTTTCCGCGTGGATGCGCGACGAGAGCCACACTCCCATGGGCCGACCCTCCAAACTGACCGAGAAGCAATGGGCCGCGATCGGCGCGCGCCTACTGAAGGGCGAGAAGGCGGCCAAACTCGCGCGCGAGTTCAAGGTCTCGCCGACGACCATTAGCGAAAGATTTTCCAAACGAGTTTCCGAAGTCAGAAACGTTGCTGGGCAATTGGTAGAAGCGGAGCAGGCACTGCGGTCGCTCCCGATAGCCGAACAAGTTTCCGCATTGAATCTGGCCGATGAGATGCGCGCCATCTCGACGCACCTAGCAGGAGCAGCGAAGTACGGAGCGGCCACCGCGCACCGGCTGTCCGGCATCGCGCACGCCAAGGTTCAGGAGATCGACGACGCAGCCCCGCTGGATGAGGAAAGCCTCGAATCGCTCAAGGGCGTCGCGGTGCTCACACGCATGGCGAACGAGTCCAGCACGATCGGGTTGAACCTCCTGAACGCGAACAAGGACATGATGAAGACGGTGCAGTACGGGGCGCCGCTGCCCGTGAAGATCGTCGTCCAGGTCGAAGATGCAAGCCGGCCCGAGTCCGAAACTCAATCGGCCGCAGGCTAGGTTCCTCTCGCTCGAGCAGAAGTTCAGGGCATTCGTTGCCGGCTTCGGCAGCGGGAAGACGTGGGTTGGCAGCGCTGGCCTGTGCCAGCACGCATGGGAATGGCCGGCAGTCAACTCCGGCTACTTTGCGCCGACCTACGCGCAGATTCGCGACATCTTCTACCCGACGATCGAGGAAGTCGCGGAGCAGTGGGGGCTGACGACAGACATCCACGAATCGAACCACGAGGTTCACCTTTCGGCCAATGGCGTCTACCGCAGCACGATCCTGTGCCGGTCGATGGAGAAGGCGCACGAGATCGTCGGCTTCAAGATCGGCAAGGCGCTGATCGACGAGCTCGACCTGATGAAGGCGCAGAAGGCGGCGATTGCCTGGCGCAAGATCATCGCGCGCATGCGCTACAAGGTCGACGGCCTGAAGAACGGAATCGACGTCACGACGACGCCGGAAGGCTTCAAGTTCGTCTACCAGCAGTTCGTGAAGGCCGTGAGGGAAAAGCCGGAACTGGCGAACCTCTACGGCTTGGTGCAGGCAAGCACCTACGACAACGCCAAGAACCTGCCGGACGACTACATCTCGTCCCTGCTGGCGAGTTACCCGCCGCAGTTGATCGACGCCTACATCCGCGGGCAGTTCACGAACCTGGTCAGCGGCAGCATCTACCCGAACTTCAGTCGGACGCTGAACCACACGCCCGAGACGATCAAAGACAAAGAGGCGCTGCACATCGGCATGGACTTCAACGTCCTGAACATGACCGCATGCGTCAGCGTCATCCGCAACGACATGCCGCTGACGCTGGGTGAGTTCACGAAGGTACGCGACACGCCGGCCATGGCCAAGTTGCTCAAGGAGCGCTATCTCGACAAGGGCCACGCGGTCACGGTCTACCCGGACGCGAGTGGCGCCAACACCAGCAGCAAGAATGCGAGCGAGTCGGACCTGACGATCCTGCGCCAAGCGGGATTCGTCATCCGGGTCGACCCATCGAATCCAGCCGTCAAGGACCGCATCAACTCAGTCGCCGCGATGACGCTGAATGCCGAGGGCAAACGGCGCTGGAAGGTGAACACAGATGCCTGCCCAGTGCTGACCGAGGCCCAGGAACAACAGGCGTGGGATCGGAACGGTGAGCCCGACAAGACGA